TGTATGGCTCTTGAAGTATCATTCGATGACGTAGTTGCAGGTAATGTAGAGAAGTTAAAGAAGAGATATCCTGGTGGAGAGTTTAACGTATATCATTCAGAGAATAGAAAAGCAGGAGATAGATAATAAATACTTGAAAAAGTAAGTATTATTATGCCAAGAGGGGGTACAATTAGTAGTGAATCTACTATGACTCGTATGCAGGAGTTAGGTTCTGCATGGGTGTTTAAAAGAGCTATTCAGGATAATAAAGTATTTGCAAATAAGGATAGTATTAGGAATGATGATAAAACTTTTAATGAGATAGTTAAGATTTGGAAAACAGTTGGGAAGGTTGATTGGGATGATATGCTTGATGGTGAATGGTTGGAAAGTTTTTGGAAACAACAAAAGGTTTTAATTCAGGAAATAGGTAAACCCAATTTTACATTGTTTACTCGTGATGGTGGTAAACAAAATGTGGAAGCATTTGCATGGCAAAAGAAAGGTGGTGAAACCTTTATGGAGTGGATAGAAAAATTTATTAATAAAGAAACTGGATTTGAGATAGACAATAAAGATAATTGGAACCCTGCTGATATTTGGTTAATAAGAAATGAAGAGAAACATAAAAGTGAATTAGAAGAAGCTTTTAAAAAGAAATCAAATACTACACCTGGACAAATTGAAGCAAATCTCAGACAGTTTAATGCTTACATGAGAGGTTTATTCATTAAAAAACAAATAATGGGAATCTCTTTGAAAAAAGTTGGTTCTGGTGATGCTATATTTAAAGAAGTTAATGTTACCTCTAGGTTTTTTAAAAAACAAAGAGCAATAGAAATGACATATGTTGGAGCAAGATGTTCTTTAGGTACTAAAGGTATTGATAAAAAACAAGCAGAAAAGAATAGAGGTAAATTGGGTTTTACTACAACTGAAACTCAAGATGCTAGAATATTCATTAAACATGGTTCTAATACATATGAAATACAGATTAAAGCAAATGACTCTCGTAAATTTAGTAATTTAAAGTTCGAACCTACACAAACTAATAGAGGTGCTGCCAAGATGGGTAAGGCAACGAGAGAATATATTATAGATCTTATGAGGGCTTATAACTTTGTTAATATTAGTAATTCCTGGCAAGATTATCCTCAATATAGGGACCGTAAACAATCAGGTGATACAAAAGGATTTTCTGGATTTAATATTAAATCTGGATATTATGGCAAGCAAAAAGAATATATTGATATGATTAGTGAATTGGGTAGTGAAGTGGATTGGGGTGGAGTATCTCCAGAAGTAGGTATGCTTAATCTTACAGAAACTTTTGGGGCATTGAGAAATCAACCTTGGGTAGCTAATGCTAAGCTTCAAGAGATTTCATGGTTATATGCTTTTCTATCAACTTGTAAAACTCAGAAGCAAAGAAATCAATTCGTTACAGATGTTATTTTTCTTGCTGCAAAAGAAGGAAAAGATTTTAATACACGTTATGGTCCTTTTGGGAAGATATATTAATGGAACTACTTAAATTGCTAATAAAAAGTTTCGAATCTAATACAAGAAATCCTAATGATAGGTATGCAGAATTTCTCTATCATTGCTATTATTCTTTGGATAAAAATAATAAATCTAAAAAGATGATAAATAAATATATTAACGATAAGGAATCCCTTATTAAATATATAATTGCTAACAAGAAAGCAATAACATCAGAATTATCTAAATGAAGTCTTTTCAACAGTTTATATCTGAATCTGCAGCTCAACAGGCACTTCGTCTTGGATTGGAAGGAGACGGACATGGAGGGTGGTATAAAGATGGAGAATTCACAGCAAAGACAGAGAAAGGAAGATTAAGATTTTATAATAAGAGACAGAAAGCAGGACAAGATCCTCCACAAACAGAGAAAGAAAAGAATTTATCTCATTCTTCAACTGCAGGAGAAGAACCAGCAACAGTACAATCTCCTGTATCTCCACAGCAGATACCTAATCCAGCAGCACAACAAGGTGAAGCACCTGCTGAAGATCCTGCTGCAGCAGAAGGACCAGAACCAGGATCACCACAAGCAGTTTATACTCCACCTGATGTTCCTAAAACAAAAGGAACTCTATCAGTTGGATTTGGAAGATTTAATCCACCTCATATGGGACATGGACAGTTAATGGATATTGCTGCAGGTTCTGCTAGGGATAGTGAAGAAGAAAGTGACTATATGATTGTTCCATCTAAATCTACAGGTAAGGATACTGATCCATTAGATTTTGAGACTAAAGTTAAAGCAATGAAGGAGATGTTCCCACATCATTCTTCACATATTAATGATGATCCAGAGTTTAGAACTCTTCTTGATGTTCTTAAGTATGCTCATAATGAAGGATATGCTAATGTAAGAATCATTGCTGGTGGTAAAAGAGTAAAGCAATTTGGTGAATTATCACAAAAATATAATGGTGCTTTATATGATTTTGGTAATTTAGAAACATTATCATCTGGTGATAGAGATGAGGATGGTGAAGGTATTGAAGCAATGTCTGCAACTACAGCAAGACAGGCTGCATTAGATAATGATTATGATACTTTTTCAAGTCAATTACCTAAAGATGATAAAGGTAATGATTTTGCAGGTGCAGAAGATTTATTTAAAGCAGTTCGTAAGGCATTAGGTGTTGAAGATGATGCAAAGAAAGAGAAGAAGAAAGAAGTTAAGGAATGGAAGATTGCACCTAAGTTACATGCAAGAGAATTGAGAGAATATTATATTAGGAATGAAATTTATAATACTGGTGATAAAGTACAGGATTTAAATAATGGATTGACTGGACGTATTATGCGTAGAGGAACTAATTACGTTATATGTGTATCAGAAGATAAGATAATGTTTAAGTCTTGGATTACCGATATCACTGAAGCTACATTCACACAAGTGTCTGGTGTTCCTGCAAGTCAGAGAGAAGTTGGAACAGATTCACTTAGAAAATACACAGAGAGGTTAACACCTGGAAGTACCTGGGGTAGAGAATTCATAAATAGGTATAGAAAAAAATAACTCTAATACTGTCGTTACAATGAGTAGTCAAATTTCTGAAGGTAATGACGCAGCCTTACAAAAAAGGATACGTCAAGCCGTATATGATATTCGTTACAAAGCGAGAAAAGAAGAACTTGATTTAAGACATGCTTATTCCCAATATATTGGGAAGAGTGGATTGGATCAAACTGGAAAAGAAGCAGTCCAGAATAAACTTTTCGGTAAAGGACAGCAACAGGAATCAAAAGTATTTGAGTCTGCAGATTCAAATAGATATAAAGTTAGAGTTACTGATAATGAATCTGGCAAAACTTATATCCGTTTTGCAAAACGTGGCAAGATAAACAAACTTCGTACTAAAGGTTCTGTTGAAATGACAGGACATGGTAGTCCGAAGGGTGCTAAAAAATCTCCTTCTGTTAAAAAGAAGGATAGGAAAGTAAAATTAACTTCTGCAGGTCCAGCACCTAAAAAACCTACTAAAGCAACAGTAAAAGCAGGTATTAAAATTAAAGAAAAGCCACCAGTATTAAAAGTAGAACCTAGTAAAATGGAAACAAAAAAATCAGATCCAGTTGGTTCTGCAGTAGAATCATTACGTAAAGTAGTTAGAAAAGAAGCATTTATTGCTGATGCAGCAGCAGTTGCACCCCCAACAAATAAAAAAATTACAGGAGAAAAAGTGGACAACAGTAAATTGATTAAAGTATTCCCACAGGACGGTTCTGATCCTCAGATTGGAAGTATAAAATCTTCATACAAACCAGTAGGTGAGGTTGTCTCTGAAATTCTCGCTAAGGAATCAGCAACTCCTGAATCTGGAACTGGAAAGTATTATGTTCAAGGAAAGCCTACGGCACAACAAAAGAAAAATGCTGCAGATAGAGCAGAGATAAGAAATTTAACAAATCAAGGTAGGCATAAAGAAGCAAGTGCTTTACATGCAAAAATTACAAAAACTTCAAAGGAAGAATTTGTAGATCCATTCTATAAGTCAGTTGAAGATGATGGTGATGATGGAACAGGAAGATCAATGTATGCTAAGTGGAATAACGTAAAGAATAGATTGAGATCAATGGGTCTCAAGTGTAATTACGAATTAGAAGGTAATGAGTTAATAGAAGATGCTGTTGAGTACTTCTATGAGCAAGGTATTACAGAAGAGACTATTGATTTAATCGTTGAAGAAGTTGGACTTGATGATTTTGTTGAGTTTGTTTTAGATCCTCATCAAGATTTGGTTGAAGAGAGAGCAGCAAGAAAAGCAAAAGCAAATGCTCCTTCATATGAAAAGGTAAAGGCATCTGTTGATGCTGCTGATGCTGCAAAGAAGGCTGCTGGAAAGGGTGAATACTCTAAGACATATGCTAAGAGATCTGGCGAAACAGAAGATAGCACTAACTACAATGACAAACCTGCTGTTAAGAAAGTTGCTAAGAAAAAAGCAAAGCCAGTAGCAACTCCTGCTAAAAAGGCAGCAACTAAAAAGAAAGTTACTACTGCTGTAAAGAAAGTTGCTAAGAAAGACTTTGATGGTGATGGTAATACGGAATCACCAAAGGCAGAATATAAAGGTTCTAAGGATAAGGCAATCAAAAAAGCAATTGCTAAAAAGGAAGGACTTCGTGGTAAGATTGCTGGTTTCGTTAAGAGGGGTGTCGAGCGTCATAAGGCAGCAACTAAAAAGGCATCAAGTGAAATTAAAAAGATTAAAAAGGTTACATCAGATACTGCTAAGAAACATTCTCAACATCGTAAGGACTTTGTTAAAGGACTTACAGAAGAAGAAAAATTAAGAGCATCTGGTAAGTTTACTGAAGAGCAAATAGAAGCAATTCTAGAAAGTGAAGATATTGATGAGGCTCGTAGAGCAGACAAGATGGGTATCCCTAGAAAGAAAGTAACCTATGACAAAGGTGAGGAAACTAGAAACCCAAATCCAGATAGAGGACCAGCACCATCATTTAAACCTGAAGGTGGTTCTTTAGCTGGTAGTAAGGCAGCAAGTCGTGCAAGATCACTTGGAGATGCAAGAAGAAAAGCAAACAGAAAGGGTGCTAATTTGGCATATGGCAAGAGAGAAGGTAGGTTAGCAACTTTTGCTGCTAATAAAAGGGATTCGGATTCAGATCTTGGATCGCAAAAAGCAGTAACTGATACTGGAGCACATAAGGATAAGCAGGGATTCCGTCAAGTTCATAAGTATGGTGAGCGTGGTGATAAGAGAAGACCTCAACAGAATCCTAAGCATACAGCAAACACTCAGAAAGAGCATCATCAAGTAGATGCTAAAGGTAAAGTCATAGAGCATGGTGATGGTACACCAAGTTCTGTTGAAGAAGGATTTGTATGTGAGTCTACTCTTGTAAGGGATATTCTTTCAAAAAAGAACTAAGCCCAATTAACGAACGATTGGGCGGTAAGGGTTATAAACCTTATACTTCTCTAACAGGGAAGAAGGTTTCTGGTGACTGGGAAGACTCTGATAGAGGTGCTGGTAACAAGGCAACCAGAAGATCAGGTGGAAGTGTAAAAGCTAAATCTCCTACTTACCTTGCCCACGTTCATAATAAAGTGAAAAAAGAAAGTTTCTCTGATTGGAGAAAGGATCTAGGTGAAGAAGGTTCTGATAAGATCAAAGATGCTCGTCTTGTTAACTATGGTATAGGACATGATGGTTCTGATAAGAAAGGATCAGTCAAACGTGCTCCTGAAACAAAAGTGAAAGGTAAAACTGTTCTTCAAAAGGAAACTGAGAAGAAGTATGGTAAAGGTGCATCTGTAATGGATGTTGTAAGGGCAAAGATTGAAAAGGAGCATGGTAAGGGTGCAATTTATGATGGAAAGAAAAAATGATTAATGATTTAGGGGTTGATCCCAATGAGTGGTTTGATGATAGGTTTGTGAATCCATTAGATTCTATGCCTATAGCCACAAACGATAGGTTTGATATGTATGGTTCTTCTGATGCAGATTATGCATTTATGAAAGCCCAAGTTCAACGAAAAGATCCACCTGCAGAACTTATGGAAATTCCAACATCAGTGACTAATCCCAAACCACCAGAAAAGAAAAAGGAGGTTAAAACTCCACATCATATAGCGTATGAGATTGCTACTGCAAAGTACAATCCATTTTCTGTAGGTGGTTCTGAAAGTATTCACGATTTCGAAGGAGGTTCAGAGAATCATGTTAAGTGAGAAGGCAAAGTCTAGAGCACAACAAAGATTCTTTGGAATGGTTCGTGCTGCCCAGAAGGGTGAAATGGAAAACCCATCTTCAGAAGTTTTAGATGCTGCTGATAGTATGACAGTTGATGATGTTAAAAAGTTTGCTAAGACAAAGCATAAAGGATTACCTGAAAAGAAAAAAGTTGAGGAAGCTGCTTTCTTAGCAGGTTTAGCAAAGGGTGCAATGGTAGCTGCTAAAGGTGCTGTTAAACAAAAAGCAAAACAAGTTATTAAGCAGAAAGCAGCAAATGTTGCAGCAGGTGTAATACCACAACCTAATAGAGATCAGCAGATGGAAAGTAAAGGAACTGCTGAACTTGCTGCTTTAGCACTTAGAGGTAAAAAGAGATGTGCAGAGTGTGGTAGTTTTTCACATGTTACTGGTGATTGTCCAAAGAAAGAACATTCAGTTAAGGAATCAAATAAATATAAAGGAGTACTTACAGATCCAATGAAAGAAGCATATAGAGTTCTTGCCTCAAGTGATGGACAGGAGAAACCATCTCAATTTTCATATAAAGATGAGAAGACAGCTAAGAAGTATGCTGACAGTATTAAAAAAGGCGGTGGTAAAGCAACAGTTACTAAAGAAAGTGTTCTAACAAGACTTGGTAGGAAAAAGAAAGTGGAAGAAAAGAAACCAGGAAAGGCGATGGATGCTGGTGCTAGAGCAAAAAGATTATTGCAAAGAAAAATACATGCTAAGTATGTTTCTGGTAGTCAAGATTTAGTACCTGATGATATAAGAGATCATTATGAAGTAGTTGATGAAAAGGTTGCTACTGGTCCTAGATTAGGTGAACCAAGACAGAAGGGTGCTACACATGTTAATGCTGGTGAAGGTGAGAAAGTTCAGGCAAGAACTTTGGCATGGATGAGAAAGAAAGGGCAGCAGGGTTCTCCTGGTATAAATGCAATGAAGGAAAGAGAAGCAGAGCACAAGGCAAAACGTGGTGTCAAGAAAGAAGGTGAGAAAGTTCAGGAAGCATCAGCAGTATTAGATGCCAATACTAAAATTAAAAATACACAGGATAGGAAGAAGAAAGAAAAAGAATATGCTAGACTTATGGGTATATTGGCACATCAAAAAGATCTGAAGAAAAGAGGTTTATCCAGTTCTTATGAATCAGAAGGTGAGATGGTTGAAGCTAGGGTAGATAAAGGACGTTCAGATTATGGTAAAGCAACTATTAGAAACTGGAGACATTCTGGACCTTCTACTGTAGATCCAGCAATGTTTGATCCTGAGAATAAGAGGGGTAAGACAATTGACAAACGTAGAGAAGAGCACAAAGCAAGAAGAGGTGTTAAAGGTGCAAAGGTTCCTACCTATACGAAAAATGAAGAGTTGAGTATTGTAGATAGAATGCTTATAGAATATTCTCCAAATGTTGCTTATCAAGATAAAAAGAAAGGTAAGTTGGGTAAATCTTCTGTCTATAGTCTTAGGGGTAAAGATGAAAGTAAGAAAGACTTTAGAAAATCTCATGTTAAAGATATTGAAGGTGGATATGTTGGAGCAGGACACAAACCTACTCCTGGCAAATTGAAGAAAGAAGAAGTTGTTCTTGAGAAGAAGAAACAACCATCCGTACATGATGATTATTATGATCCTATGGAAGATCCTACATTTGATCCTCATGAGGCAGAAGCAACCAGAGGACAATCTGGTAGGGGTACAAAAGGGAAAATGAATGTCCGTAAGAAATATCCTGTAAAGTAAAGTATAAAAAAATAGAATAAGTATGCTATATAAAATAGCTACTTAATAAGATCATGCTGTCATTTTTACTTCCAATAGCAACTAAAATCATTTCAGATTCTGTTGCAAAGATCCCAGAGAATGAAGAGTTGGGAGAAAAACTTATTGAAGTTTGTTTGCTTATCCTATCCAAAGCAGTTAAATTGACTAAGACTGATATGGATGACAAGTTACTAGCACAAGTAACCAAAGCAATACAGGCTCGTTAATTGTATAAATATCTCTAGAAAGAAATTTTCGTAGGTAAAATCAAATGGCTCTTTGGGGTACAAAAGACACAGTATACTCTACAGGTAATATCAATGTTAATGTTACCACAGGAGTAGTCACTAAACAGAGTGGCAGTATTGCTTGGACATCAGGTAATGGTTTAAAGGTTGGACAAGTTCTTACTGTAGAAGGAAGTGAAGGTGTAATTGAAAGCATTGATAGTGCAACTCAACTTACAATTGGTACTGAGTATCTACCAGCTGCTAATATCAGTAATAAAACTTATGAAATCCGTGAGAAACCAAAATCAACACTTCATGATTCTAACTGGGGTGCTGGTGAAATTTATGGTGTAGATACTACTGAGATTACTGTTGCTAATGCAGCATCAGGTAATGCACGTAAGTATGCTCCTCCTCATGCAGGATGGGTTGGCATAACTACATACAACGATAATGCAGGAAATCTTAGAGTTAAGCATGAAGTTTTAGTTGCTGGTAGCACTATATCTGCTGACTCTGGAGATGATACTTTACTTCCAGATAGTTAATATGAATTGATATATTATGAGATTTGATGAATTGAACGAGAGCAACTATATGCTCTTCGCTATAAAATTTTACGACAATCCGCAGTCAGTCACTAAAGATGACTTCGAATCTGATTTGAAACGAATTAGATATGTCAAAAGATTATTAAAGAGATACAAGAATACAGGTGAGCTTAAGGTTCACCTTATTCTCAATCATTTGATAATCCTTTTTAATGTTTTTAATGAAGCTGCTGTTCCGTTATTGTTTTATCATTTGGAAGAGGAGTTGTGGCCTGCTATTAAGAGTTTTCTAATATTCTTAAATAGGTTGCCAGAGTTTCCAAAGACTAAAATTAATAATATGGACAACGATCCATACTGCTTAGAAGAATTGCAAAACCTCTAATGGATATTAATAAAGTTATTTCAATAGTAAGAAGACTCAAAGAAGATGCACCAACTATGAGTGTTGGTGATGGATCTGGTACGGCATTGCCACCAACTCATGAACCAGGTGTAAATAAGAAAAAGAAAAAGAATATCTATCTGGGAATGCACTCTAGGAAGAAGTGGTTAGATTATATCAATGGAAAGTAATAACGCATTAATAGAAAGATTAGAACGTGTAATAGAAACTCTGAGTGAGAACTCAATCAAGATGGGGCAGATGCTTGCTGTCCATGATGAAAAATTAGACAAACAGGACAGGATAGATGCAGTATTATTCGAGAAAGTTGAATCGCTTCACAGAGAGGTTAGTCGTTCGACTAAGGAGATTAAGGCAGGATGTGAGAGAGATATTCGCAAGGTAGATGAAAGACTCCGTGTAATGGAGAAGAAGATGTGGAGTATATTTGGTGCATTAAGTATAATAAGTTTCCTTGTAAGTCCAGTTGGACAAAGAGTCTTAAAGACATCATTGACATCAGACGTTCAAACAAGTATAATACCAGCAGGTATTACTCTTGTTGATGGATCTAGTTGATTCAAAATATATCGGACTAGTTTCATCTAGGTTACAGAAATTCAAGAGGGTTAAGGGAGATCTTTATAATTTCCGTTGCCCTCTTTGTGGTGATTCTAAGAAGCATAAGAATAAGGCAAGGGGATATGTATATCCTCTTAAAGCTGATATGAATTATAAGTGCCATAATTGTGGTGCTTCAAGTACCTTTAGTAATTTTCTAAAGCAATTAGATCCTACTCTTCATAAACAATATGTTTTTGAAAAGTTTCAAACTAGGAATACTGGTAAGGGATCTATAATTGAAACACCTAAATTAGATTTCAAGAAACCTGTTTTCAAAAAAAGTCTTGATTTACCAAAGGCATCAGAAGTTCCTGTTGCTAAGGAATATCTTGAAAAGAGAAAATTAGATCCTACTAAATTTTACTTTGCAAGTAAGTTTAAAAAGTGGGTAAATACTCAAAAGAAAACGTTTGACACTACCCATAGGGATGAGTCAAGAATCATAATCCCGATGTATGATACAGAACGTAATCTAATCGGGTTTCAAGGTAGGGCTTTAGGTCCAAACTTTGTTAAATATATCACTGTGATGTTGAATGAAAATGCTCCAAAAATTTATGGACTGGAAAGAGTCAATTCAGAAGAAACTGTCTACGTGGTTGAAGGACCTTTTGACAGCACATTCGTCGAAAATAGTATCGCTCTTTGTGGGAGCGACGGTGATATGGCACATCTTAAAGGAAGCAGCATCGTTTATGTTTACGATAACGAACCTCGCAACCAAGAAATTCTTGGGAGAATCGAGCGATGCATTGACAGAGGTGAGCGAGTAGTTATTTGGCCTACAGGCATAGAACAAAAGGACATTAATGATATGTTCCTTGTTGGGTATGATATAATGGATACATTGAAATCCAATACATATTCAGGATTAGAAGCAAAAGTTAAATTTAACAACTGGAAAAAGGTATGAGCAACGGCACAAAGGTTGTCAAGAGAAATGGTTCTATTGAACCACTTGATCTAGAAAAGATGCATGTTATGGTAGAACAGGCATGTGATGGATTGGCAGGAGTCTCTGCTAGTCAAGTAGAAATTAATTCTGGAATACAGTTTTATGATGGTATAAGTACAGAGGAGATACAGGAGATTCTTATTAGATCTGCGAGTGATTTGATTGACTTGGATCATCCTAATTATCAATTTGTTGCTGCAAGACTTCTTTTGTTTGCACTTCGAAAACAGTTATTTGGGCGTATGCATGAGATGCCAACCTTAGAAACTCATGTTAGACGTTGTGTTGAAAAGGGAATATATGATGAAGAGATATTAAGTCTCTATTCACAAGAAGAGTTTGATAAGTTACAATCATTTATAGATCATGATCGGGATATGTTGTTTACATATGCTGGTTTGAGACAAGTAGTTGACAAATATCTAGTACAAGATAGAAGTAATGGTGCATTATATGAAACACCACAGTTCATGTATCTTATGATAGCTGCAACTATATTTTCTAAATATCCACAAGAGACGAGATTAGACTACGTTAAAAAGTATTATGACTCAATCAGCAAGCACAGAATCAACATCCCAACGCCAATCATGGCAGGTGTCAGAACACCCCTTCGTCAATATGCATCTTGTGTTCTGGTTGATATTGATGACACCCTCGATAGTATCTTTAGCAGTGATATGGCTATTGGCAAATACGTCGCACAACGTGCTGGTATCGGTATTAACGCAGGGAGAATCCGTGGAATCAACGCTAAAATCAGAGGTGGAGAAGTTCAACACACAGGTGTCGTCCCCTTCCTTAAAAAGTTTGAAAGTACTGTCAGATGCTGCACTCAAAACGGGATCAGAGGCGGCTCAGCTACTGTCCACTTTCCGATCTGGCATCAAGAAATACAAGACATCCTTGTTCTCAAAAACAACAAAGGAACAGAAGACAACCGAGTCAGAAAACTCGACTACAGTATCCAAATAAGTAAGTTATTTTATGAACGATTTATTGCTAACGAGGATGTTAGTTTATTCAGTCCTCACGATGTTCCTGGGTTGTATGATGCTTTTGGAACTGACAACTTCGACGAGTTATATGAAAAATATGAAGCAGATGAATCCATCCCAAGAACTACTATTGGAGGACAGGAGTTAATACTAGATCTCTTGAAAGAAAGAGCAGAGACTGGTAGAATATACATCATGAACATAGATCATTGTAATTCTCATTCGTCTTTCCAAGACAAGGTTGAGATGAGCAATCTATGTCAGGAGATTACATTACCTACTAAACCTATTCAACATATCGATGACAACTCTGGTGAAATTGCTCTCTGCATCCTTTCTGCTATTAATATTGGCAAAATTAGGGATGTTTCGGATCTTGAAGTTCTTTGTGATCTTAGTGTTCGGAGCCTCGATGAACTTATTGATTTTCAAGGATACCCCGTCAGAGCAGCAGAAATCGCTACAAAGGCACGTAGATCACTCGGAGTTGGTTTCATTGGTTTAGCACATTATCTTGCCAAGCAAGGCGTTAAATACGATGATCCACAAGCATGGAAGATGGTACATGGTTTAACTGAATCGTTTCAATATTATTTGATTAAGTCATCTGTTAATCTTGCAAAAGAAAAGGGTGCTTGTACCTATTCAGATAGGACTAAGTATGCTCAAGGAATCCTTCCTATTGATACATATAAGAAGGACGTAGATGAGATTGTACCAAATGACTTACTACTTGATTGGGAGTCTTTACGGGCAGAGGTACGGGAATATGGAATTAGGAACTCAACATTGTCGGCACAAATGCCATCGGAGAGCAGTTCCGTTGTGTCAAACGCTACCAATGGAATCGAACCTCCTAGAGACTACTTGTCCGTTAAAAAATCAAAGAAAGGACCGCTTAAGCAGATTGTTCCGTCTTATGGGTCTTTAAAGAATAACTATACATTGCTATGGGATATGCCTAGTAACAAAGGGTATATTAATGTAGTAGCAGTGATGCAGAAATTCTTTGATCAAGCGATTAGTGGAAACTGGAGTTATAATCCACAGCATTATGAGAATAATGAAGTTCCTGTCTCTGTAATGGCACAAGATCTTTTAACTACATATAAGTACGGTTGGAAGACTTCTTATTATCAGAATACTTATGATGCTAAAACTGATGAAGTTGAAATAGCACTTCCTAGTAGCGATGATGTAGGGATTCAGGGGCATACCCAATTACAATCTCTAGTTAGTGAACTTGTAAATTCCGAGGAGGAGTCTTGTGAAAGCTGTGCAATTTAGAAAGGATTCAATGGAGAAGCCAGTGATTGATTCGATGACTGTCTTTAATTCTGAAGAGGTTGATACCAAGAAACAACCTATGTTTTTTGGTAAACCATTGGGAGTTCAAAGATATGATTCATATAAGTATCCAGCATTTGAGAATTTAACAAAATCTCAGTTAGGTTATTTTTGGAGACCAGAAGAGGTATCTCTTCAGAAAGATAGGGGTGATTATCAATCACTACGTCCAGAACAAAAACATATTTTTACATCTAATCTTAAGTATCAAGTAATGCTTGATTCCGTTCAGGGTAGAGCACCTGGTATGGCATTTTCTCCATACTGTTCTCTTCCTGAATTAGAAGCATGTATGAATGTGTGGCAAATGATGGAGATGATTCATAGTCGTTCCTATACGTACATCATAAAGAATGTTTATTCAGATCCTTCTGATGTATTTGATACAATTCTTAGTGATAATCGTATCATGGAACGTGCAGAAAGTGTTACTGGTGCTTATAATGCATTTATTAACTATGCACAAGAGTGGGCTAGTAGTAGTCAGTGGCAACCTTCAGCAAAGGGATCTCCATCAGTAGAATGGACTCGTAAAGATTTAAAAAGACACTTATACAGGGCAGTTGCTAATGTTAACATCCTTGAAGGTATTCGCTTCTATGTCAGTTTTGCTTGTTCTTTTGCTTTCGGTGAACTCAAACTTATGGAAGGAAGTGCAAAGATCATATCTCTTATTGCAAGAGACGAAAACCAACACCTCGCCATCACCCAAAACATATTAAATTATTGGAATAAGGGTGATGATCCTGATATGATTGAGATTGCCAAGGAAGAAGAGCCTTGGTTAATTAAAGCATTTGAAAATACTGTCAATGAAGAAAAACGTTGGGCAGAATATTTGTTTAAAGAAGGTACAATGATTGGATTGAATGATAAACTTCTTATGCAATATGTTGAATGGATTGCCAATCGTCGTATGAAATCAATAGGACTTAAACCACTCTATGACATACCTGCAAAAAATAACCCACTTCCTTGGACAGAGCATTGGATTTCTTCAAAAGGACTCCAAGTTGCACCACAAGAAACAGAAGTTGAATCCTATATTGTCGGAGGAATCAAACAGGACGTTACCAAGGACTCCTTCTCAGGATTTAAATTATAGTTTAGAAGATTGTATACAAGCATATAAAGAAGAACCCTGTGAAAACTGGGACGACTATGCAGGTGGATAAATAAGACGAATGATATAAAAACTATGAAATGGAATCGACTGGTGAGGGACATTATGAAAACCCCTGGACCTATCAAGGTTCAACTTTTACTTCTGACGACATTAACGATTTCTTCGGTTACGTCTACTGCATTACAAATTTGCAATCGGGCAAGAAATACATCGGACGTAAATACTTTACCCAACGTAGAAAGCCTAGAGGTGGCAAAAGACGGGTTACGTCTGAGAGTGACTGGAAAAAGTACTACGGAAGTTCTCCAGAGCTTAAAGCAGACGTTAAGGATTTTGGAAAACTCAACTTTAAACGAGAAATAATTAGTCTTCATAAAACTCTTGGTAAAGTAAATTATGAAGAGACTAGACAATTATTTTTAAATAATGTACTAACTGAATCTCTTGACAATGGAGAACCTGCATATTATAATAGCAATATTCTTGGCAGGTATATGAAAAAAGATTATGGCAACTTTGGACTCAACAGTTAGATTGGCACATGATTGGTCACTTGATAGAATAAATTCAATGTCAAAAGATGTTGAAAGTATTCAAGATGCTTATTCAATTTTTCGTGAGTTTGAAGAATGGATAGAACCAGATACTGAATCCCATGAAATTTTTTCACTAGAATATATTGGAGAAGATAGTGACTATCAGTAGAACTGGTAAAGACAGACCTAAAAAAGAAAATTGTCGTAAGATACTTTCCAGTTATGGTTACACGGGTTCTTCAGTTGAAGAGTGTATAGAAGAGTGGTGTAATAATCAATATACAACAGCAGGGCTTGTCAAATATTATGAAGCATACTATAATAAATAAATTACTTATAATAGAACAATGCAAAAAATTATAAATGTACTTGCTCTTGCGTCTGTCGCTGTATCTGCTGCCGTTGTTGGCACTGGTGCTTACGTTTACATTAATAAAGACGCAATAATCGAAAGTGTTACTGAAAAGGCACTAGGTTCTCTTGGAGGATTTGGTGGTGCTGCTGGAGGACTTGGTAGCGATTTACCTATAGGCACTCCTGATCTTTCACCTTCTACTCCACAAGCTGGTTTACCTTCTACACCAGTACAGTTCTAAATGAAGAGACTTATTAGTAAGTATCTAAATTTAATTAATAAAATAGATGAGAGGCATTATTGGCCTCTCTTTATTTTTTTATCATTATACTTTGTTATACCATATAGCGAATTTGTAATCACTGCACTTATTATTTGGTATTTTAAAGGAGGAGAGAAACTCCTTCGTAGATGTTACGATGTGGTTACTAGGAGACTTCCTCAATGGATAACGGTTGGTAGTTCTATTATCTTCTTTCTTGTTATGTTAGATGATACACTTATGTACCTTACTGTTATTGGAATTGCTTATTGGAGTAATAGGCAAGCAAAGAAATTAAAAGAAAAGGATGATTAAATTATGTATTACGCATTATTAAGTGTTTCAAATAAAGACGGTATCGTTGATTTTGCAGAAGGATTAGTTCGTTCTGGATATACTATTATTTCCAGTGGTGGAACTGCTGCTGTTCTTCAGGCAGAAGGAATACCTGTAACTAAAGTATCTGAATATACTGGTTCACCAGAAATTCTTGAAGGTAGAGTTAAGACATTGCATCCAAAGATACATGGTGGTATTCTTGCCAAACGTAATAATATTATTCATGATACAGATCGTGATGATAATGGTATTGGACTTATTGATATTGTTGCAGTAAATTTATATCCATTTAAAGAAACTGTTGCTAAACCAGATGTAACTTTTGAAGAAGCAATAGAGAATATTGATATTGGTGGTCCTAGTATGGTAAGATCAGCAGCAAAGAATCATAAACATGTTGCTGTATTAACTAATCCAAATCAGTATGGAATCTATCTTGATGCATTAAAAGGTAATATATCTTCTGTTACTGTTGAGCAGTTACGTTCTCAATTTGCTGTAGAAGCATTCAGACATACTTCTGAATATGATGCTGCTATTACTGCATGGATGGAGGATAGAGTATTATGAATTATAAAGACTCTGGTGTAGATATTGAAGCAGGGAGATCTTTTGTAGATCAAATTAAAGATACCGTTAAATCCACTCATAGTACTGAGGTACTGGGTGGATATGGTGGTTTTAATGGGATGATGAGAATTCCTAGAGGTTATGAGAAACCTGTATTGGTTTCTGGTACTGATGGAGTAGGAACTAAAATACATGTTGCTGAATTGGAAGCAACTGGCAATCCATCTATAATGAATGGTATAGGTATTGATCTTGTTGCCATGTGTGTGAATGATATAATCACATGTGGTGCAAAACCATTATATTTCTTAGATTATATTTGTACATCAGATATAAAACTTCATGGAGAGTTGGTGAAGGAATTAGTTGATGGTATAGCAGTTGGGTGTAAGTTATCTAAATGTTCTTTATTGGGTGGAGAGACAGCAGAACATCCAAGACGTTCATCAATGGTAGATCCTATTAGAGATACATCAGGATTTTGTACTGGTATTGTAGAAGAGAGTCAAATAATAGATGGTAGATTAATTCGTGAGAGTGATGTTGTTATTGGTATAGAGAGTAATGGACTCCATAGTAATGGATTTAGTTTGATTAGAGATATGTTATGGAGGCATAAGATATTTCTTAAAGAGATGCCAGAACTTCTTAATCCTACAACCATCTATGCTCCTGTGGTTGAGAGTTTAATAAAAGATTTTCCTATCATGGGTATGGCACATATCACTGGTGGTGGTATACCAGAGAATCTTCCTAGATGTATTCCTGATGGATTGAAAGCAAGAGTTGATTATAATTCTTGGAAGATGCCAGAATTGTTTAGTAAGATTATGCTTGCTGGTGAGATTCCTGAAGAGGAAATGAAGAATGTATTTAATCTTGGTATTGGATATTGTGTAGTAGTTCCTGCTAATATAGCAACAGATGTTCAGTTAAGAATAGAAGGACATGGTTTAAAATCTTGGGTTATAGGAGATATTGTGTCTATATAAACTTAGAGACATTGTATTTTCATGGCAGAAGAAGTAAAAGAAGAAGAAACGGTAGATTCTCCAGAAGCTTCTGAAGAAGTAAAGGAAGAAGTACAAGAAGAAAAGCCTAAAGGTATGCTTGGTAAACTAACTGATGCTATTGTTCCTGATCATGATGAGCAGATGGCAATCATTAGTACATTTGTTCGCCTTGGTATTTTGGTATGGTCGGGGGGAATACTGACCCTTAATTACGTTGCCATTCCAAACTTCCCACAGAAGAATATAGATCCAACTTTCATAGCTTCGGTGTTTACAGGAGTATTAGCAACCTTCGGAGTTCAAACAGCGAAGAATAAGAGTAATGGTAATGGTAACTCGTCTACTCCTCCAGTTACAGCAAAAGATATGGAGAAGTTAATTGAGAAGGCATCTCAGACTGGTCCTACTCAAACAATTAGAATTGAGCAAGCACCTCTTAATCTAACTGCTGCTGCACCAGCACCAGAACCTAAGAAAGAAGAACCTCCAACAGTTTAATGCAATGTGGAATTTCAATTTAGGAAAAACTCTTACTCAAATAAAAGATCTGGATAAGAAGTGGGCTAAAAAAATCCAAGATAAGTTTAATCTAACAGATTATCAAATGTTATGTTTGGCATTCGCAAAAGGATTCGTAATAGGAGCAATCCTTCTCTAGATAGTAAGAGTAGGGTTATTAACCTTATACAGTTCGTTATCTTTTTTCAGTTAGCAATAGTAGGAGCAACCATATTTGGTTGCTTCATGCCTGGTAAAGTATGTGACGATGATGTTAAACAGCATATTGCTAACATGATGACTGTCATAACAACTTCTACATTCGCACTATACGCTGCTGAGAAGTAATGGAACTTAATGACGAAAATATAATAACAGTTCTTGAAGAGCTGTTACCATACATCGAAGCAGATGGTGGGTGGTTAGAATATGTCGAGCAAGTGGATGGATGGGTTAAGGTAAGACTTGGTGGTGCATGTGCTTCATGTGCCATGAGTACTATAACTTTACGGGATGGTATACAAAAGAAACTAATGATGGAGATACCAGATGTTAAAGGAGTTATCCAGGTTCTCTAACAGTGTTCGTGAGTCCACACATAAGTAGGTATTTTTTACTACTTTGTGCTATAAATATATGCAGTACGGGATTGAAAAATCATGCCCCTGACTCAACAAAGACATTACACTGTAGGTTATCACGACTTACAACAACAACATTATGAGATATGTGAGTATGCTATGAGTGCATACGAAGCAATAGAACACAGCAAAGAGGATGTACCAGAGCTACAGGTGCATCCTCATTTTGTTGATTACTGCAATAACGATGAGGTTGATAATATCTCTCGTATGATGGCAGCAGGTATTCCAATGGGACATTAATCATGAGCAACATAACAAGACATAAGCACGAGATTATGTGGTGGATGAGTAGACTAACAGTAATGGGAGTTTCTCTAGGGTTAGCATTCAGACTTGCTGCTGAAGCATATGTCTGAAGTGGTTTGGTCAATTAATATAATGCTTGGTATCCTTCTTGTTTCTGTGGGAATTGCAATTTACTACATATTCATGTATGATACATGGTATCCTAATGAGCAAGAAGACATTGAAGGATCTGAAGGTGGACGCACACATAGCAGTGTTGCACACGAAAGTTGATGCCTTATTAGAAAAACAAAAAGAACTCACAGCACGAGTACGTGCTAATGAGAAAGTAGTTGCTGCTGTAACCTTATTGGGTACAGTGGCACTTGCTGTTATTGGGGCAGGATATTTTGCACCAAAGGCAGAAGCATGTAGTCCTCCTTTAGATGGTAGTGAATTTACTTGTCCACCTCATGATGGTGTATTAGTGAGACCTGTTGCAGTTGTAGAACCAGAAGAAGAGGAACCAAGATATATTAGAGATTTGAATCGAGGAAAAGTTGTTCTATTGGATACGAGAGATGATAAACCTCTTGTAATTATGGAAACATATCATCATATGGTAGATGCTATTCGTAATTGGAAACAAGAGAAAGAACGTACTCCAGTAGAGGATATGATAAATAGTTCACTTGCAGAATACAAATATGGGAGCAATGAAACCACCGAGCAGGAAGAGCTGCTACAACTTCCGAGTAACAGAGATTAATCGTGTTCTTGACGGGGATACTATTGATGTCACCATTGATCTTGGGTTTGATTTATTCAAGAAAGAAAGAGTTAGAGTTGCAGGAGTTGATACGCCAGAGAAGAGAACCAGAAACCTCGAAGAGAAAGCACTGGGAATAGATGCTACTAACTGGTTAAAGAAAAAACTTGAAGATACTATTGCGGGAGATGGAGATGAACTCACTGTTAGAACTGAACTTGTCGGTGGGACTGGGAAGTACGGCAGGCTTCTTGGTTGGTTATATATTAACGAGGATACTGTTTCATTAAACGAACAGATGATTACTGAAGGGTATGCTCATGCTTACGATGGTGGAACCAAGGATATGAACCTTGAGAAACTACGTGAGATTCGTAGATCATTTGGAACACTAACAGAGTAAAACTATGGAAACAATTATTAAAGAACTTCCAATACCAAAGGAAGCAACAAAAATGTTAGAAGAAGTACCTGCTGTTCAGGAACTTATTGAACCAGAATCTGATGGACTCACTGGTGGAGAAATTGCTATTGTTGTAATTCTTGTTGCTGGAGCACTATCACTTCTTGCTAAGGCAAAATGCAAATTTAAGAAGTAATGGACTTACAAAAGATTACCAGTACTGGAACTGCCGTCGCTGTAATAGGTGGTGGCACTTTTATGGGTGGTAATTATGCTGTTGATCAGGCAACTGGTGGACCTGAGAAAAGAATTAAAGCAAAACAAACAGAACTTCAACTCATAGTAAGAGAAGAAGTTCGTAGTGCTCTAGCAGACATGTTACCTAAATCAACAGGTGGTGTCGTTAGAAGTACAACACCAGGAGATTATCGCCAAGAGGTTCTAAAATGAAAAATTTACCAATCCCATTACTCACATTCTTAGCAGCACAGATAGGTGGTGCTGTCTGGTTTGCTGCACAATTAGAATCTAGAGTCTATACTCTTGAGACTGAAGATTACACATCACAACTACAGATGATAAAAGAGAATCGTAGATACATCCAAGAAGCAATCATGCCTAGCTATGAAATTGGTGACAACTGGGACAACCCACATCATAATAACTGGGTTAAAGCAGGTGGTTGGAACGATAAGTAGTGAAAGGTTACACTAAAGAAGATATTAAAAGGATATTAGGAACTTCTTGGCCTACTATGCCTGAAGACCATGAGACTGGTAATCAGAGAAGGAGGAGAATAGGTAATGAGATGAGAGCAGGATTGAGACCTTATCCCACATATACTGCAAAGAAGGTGGGTCCAAATTTTGATGAGAATGGAAAGTATATCTATCCAGAAGGATCTGGTTTTAATTATATGGAGAGACTGGATCCTAATTCTGAATGGGGTGGTAAAGTATCTTAGTTTTTCTTTTTGTAATCCTTTAATCTTTTTTGTTGTTCCTTCTCACTTTTCTTCTCAGACTTCATTCTCTTAGCATGATCTTTAGCAAAATTGATTCCAACTAAACCTTTTTTCACACGATACTCATTTGTTTTTAGTTCAGCTTGAGTTGGTTTATAAGGAGTCTTACCAAGTATCTTATTAACTTTAGTCAATATCTGTTTGATTGCAGGTTTAAAAACCCTTAGTAGTAAATCTGCTAGGGGTTTTGCTAATAGTGCAGATGCACCAGCCACTCCTGCAATAGATGCAGTAGTCATTGCAACCTGTGCGGAGGGTAGATACTGTTCTACTACACCAATATCCTCATACAATTCTACACATATAAGAGTTCCTTGTGGTGTCTTTTGTAATTCATGTCCTATTACTTTTTCTTTTTCACTAGGACCTACTGCACCAATACGTAGTGATTGTGGACCAGGGCAATCAGGATCTTTATCTGTCTTAGGAATGGTAGGTGTTTCTGGTGTATCAAGATTTGGTTCAGGTGGTGGTGGAACTACAGGTGGTTTCTGTTCATAAGTCATTATCAATTGTTCTGGTTCATAATTCATTGCATCATAATGGGGGTAAGAACCATCAGGACATAGCGTCATTGCTTCCCCTTCATCATTCTCTACAAGATCTTTATCGATTGGTATATTGTTCTTATGTCTTTTATTGTCCTTATGTGCCTTTACACAACCAGGTATATTGATAATAGGATTACCAATATTAACTACTACAGGTGGAAGTAAATAATCGACATTGGGTTGTGTAACCATCCATCTAGGAATATAAACATTTTCTACATTAGGAATTTGATAAGTATTAACCTTCTGAACATTATGAATATTAATTTTTGGTATACTCATTAGTCTTTAACATTACCAATAGAGAATGTACCTAAATCATCTGCAGTTCCATTTGCTTGAACTTCTTGGGGTGGTTCTATCTTAACTTCATTAGGAGTAAAGGTGTGCATATGAGGAACGACTACACCAGCAGGTTGTACTAACATAACATCAGCACATACACTATGATATGGTGATTTTGGGTGGAACATTATACCAGATTTTTTAAGTTCACCACAGTTCTTAAGTCTTGCCAACTCAAAGTCCAATCTCTTATTTGCAGTCAATTGTCTTTGCATATCAATTTGGACTGCTGCTGCTTCTTTACATTGTGCTTGTAAGTCCTTATCTAATGGACGACTCCATGTAGCAGAGAGTCCTAGTGACACATTATAACTATCTGACTGATTCGTTCTTGTAGGCATATAATATAAAATATTTCCTGGATTGTCTATCTGTCCATCATCGTCAGCATCATGAACGTCATACACTGGTTCGTCATAGTATGCTTCATATGGACGTTTAAATGCCATACCTCCAGTAACATAGGGAGTTACGTTCATGGTAGCACCTTGACATTGGATACCACCACCATAGGTGTTAGTTATGTATGGACCTTGTAAAACCTGTATGGCTTGATTGGTTACTGAGCCAGAAGAGTTGGCGATTGGATTTGCAGTAGCGGATACACCACCTACGTCTGCTGCATAGGTAGGTGATCCTATGAATAATGCTGCTACTGCGTAAAGGTACTTGTAGTATCGGTTACGCTGTTTATAGTTGTTGTTCTTTGTATGACTGTGTGATTTGAAAGGCCAGGTCCTTGGTAACTTTCTGTGAATTGAAAAGCTGCTCCTGGTGTTACTATTGAGAATTCTGGACGATCCTGTAGATTCAATCCGTTCCATGTTGAAGTCACCCCGTCTAATGTTACTTGTGTTGCGTTAATAGAATCTGCTCCTGTTGGCGTTAGATTTCCATTTGATTCCACATTGGTGCCAGTCACTACGTACTGCCAGCCTGTGTTATAATCCATCGAATTTATTGTCTCCGTTACGGTAGACGTAGTTTCCGTATGGCTAGTCATTGATCCCTGGGTAAAATTTGGGACCACAGGCACTGCTCTTGCAGCACCTGTACCACTAAGCAGTAGTAATACTGTTAGTATCTGTTTCATGACTACTGAAGTTCTATTTCAGTCACGAATTGACCAGTAGCTGTTGTGCCAGCTCCACCTGCGGTTAGAGTCGTCACACCTGCGGAGGTAATAGTACCTGCAAGCGTACCTGCGACACCACCAGACATCGTTAAAACTTCGCCATATGCTGGCAAGTCAGCTACGACACCACTGGTAACATCCGCACCAGAACCGATAGCATTTACTACGTCTCCTTGAGTCCAGGATTCACTAAAGCTGAAAGCCGAGCCTGCGGTATTTACGTCGTATGCACCAACGTCTAGTGTTGCTGCTGCTGTTGCAGTACCAGCAGTTAACTTACCGAAGTGTGCATCATCTGCTACCTTAATATTGGATCCAGATACTGTATAAGTACTACCTATACGAGTTGCATCGGTATAAGCTCCATTCACACTCAGTTGAGTTGAGCTAGTCATTCTATGGGTCAGGTCTGCACGAGCTGGTGCAACTACTGCACCTGTCATCAATAACATAATCAAAGGTAAAAATTTCTTCATATACCTTATGAGTATTTTACGTAGCTTTATTTATGAATAATAATATTAACAAAAAGATACACTAGTAAGTGTGTATCCGATGACACTAAATCTAGGGGGTTGACACCAAAATAGGTATGTACTATACTAACTTCGTTGGTTCGACGGAACCGACACGGGAGTGACTGAATTAAACTTGCTGGCAATAGGC